AGAGCTTATTAAAAGGAAGCAGGGAGTTGCCTTTTTTGTAGATGAAGTAAATGCAATTCCAGAGGGGGTCGGTGTCTCTCTGCAACTTTGTCATAAGACTTTGATTTTCAGTGAGTTCGATGATGAGAGGTGTTGGAGATGAGCATATATAGCTATACCTATCCAGCGAAATGCAAACACTGTCTCCATCACCGCTACGCATCCTGGGGGAGACGGCATATAGGGATCTGTGCGTTCGAAAGGAAACATGATGATTACAAGCTGCATGATGACGATAAGAGGAGATCAGGTAGCCATGCGGCATGTGACAATTTCAAACTATAGGAGAGTTTTTATGAAGTATTCGGGAAAATTGTTTGGAAAATATTCAGGAAAATTGTATGGAAAGGTCGCGGGGCATTTCATTCCACTCAAGGCAACCAGTGAGGATGTAATCATAATCGGTGAGCCAATGAAGCCACAACAAGTCGCGGATCTGTTGAATTGTTATGTATCCATGGATGCCGACGGCTATTGGTGGTGGCACATATTGGAACCAAAGATCGAGGAATCCTGCTGGGTTGATGATGGCAGCTGGGATGAACACGAGAGCTTCGGGCTGATTGTTCCGGATCTGATTGATTGGGAAGGCGATTGGAAGGATAGCCTTCATCGTCCAACAAGGAGGTCGTAAGCATGGAGATTATTGATGGCGTGATGATAGTTCCCCAACGAAATATGGGGGCGAGGGACGATGGCGATCTGACGGTTCATGTTATCCACGCAGACAAAGAGGATATGGACCACATTTTAAATTGCGGGGCAATCGGTATAGCCATTTATGAACAGAGTTATCTTGATGATCTATTCGGTGAGGGATGCTATCTGAATCAAGTTGTCGATCGAGATCCGTTCGGTAAAGGAAGAATGAGGACATGTTTCGAATTTTGCCTGGAAGATGGTACTCCACGCCACCTGAAGTCCGTTACCCATACACTAGGACAAGAGATCTTGGTCATGGAACCAATCCAAGCTACCGGTGGCTCATATACCAAGTACGAGTCCGATTCAATGAAACTGGTTGATATGTTCGGAGCAGAATACCTGGATAAAATTGTATCCCTCGGTACAAACCCTATTGAATCAAAACACGCTCCTCTTTGGACATCCAGAGTCACTCTGGTGATAGAAGAGTATAAAACAGCTTTCATTGATGGTACTTGGGTTCAGATCATCACAGAGCATCCATTCACTACTGCGCGGGCATGCTACACGCATGACACTTGCCCGGAGTGTTTCGGTGTTGTGTGCCCCCATTACCGCGAAAGGAGTACCGAACGTGACTGAATACGAGAAGACGATCTACACCAAGGCCCTCGAGAAGTGGGGCGAAGTCTCCCAGATCCATATGTGCAGCGAAGAGATGTCCGAGCTTAACAAGGAGCTCATGAAGTCATTCCGTGAAGGCGGGGTGAACATAGATCGTCTCAATAACCTGGTAGATGAAATAGCGGACGTCATCATTACCGTCGAGGAGCTAATCCTGATGTGGGATCTTGGCCGCCTGGTGGATAAGAGGAAGCAATACAAGCTGTCAAGGCTGGAAAGGATGGTGAGCGAATGAAAAAGACCAAGATTGAATGGTGCGACGTGACCTACAACCCGGTTACCGGGTGTGAGCACGGATGCGACTATTGTTATGCAAAGAGGATCGCAGATCGGTTCTCCAAGAAATCGGTGGAGGGTCAATTGGTGATCTTGAATAAACCTGTGACTGTAGAGAAGAACGGCAAGCAGGTCGTGGATCCATTCCCTGCTGGATTCATCCCGACATTCCACAAATACCGACTTGATGAGCCATTGTCCAGAAAGAAGCCAGCCAAGATATTTGTCTGCAGCATGGCCGATCTGTTCGGTGAGTGGGTTCCCGATTCCTGGATACAGGAAGTGTTCGCATCATGTGCGCGGGCACCTCAGCACCAGTATTTGTTTCTCACCAAGAACCCATCCAGATATGCCGAATTGCACCACGCAGGGCTTTTACCGTATTTGGGCAACTTCTGGTATGGATCTACGGTTACGAAGGTAACGGATCCAGCATGGTGCGGATACGATCATAACACGTTTGTCAGCCTCGAACCCATACTCGAGGAATTCCGGGGGTTTTTTATCGGCGGGATGAACTGGGCAATTGTGGGAGCAGAAACTGGGAACCGCAAGGGTAGGGTCATTCCTGAACGTTCTTGGATAGAGAATATCGCATCCTCATGTGAACGATGGGGAATTCCATTGTTCATGAAGGATTCACTCGAGCCGATCATGGGCGACAGCATGCGCAGGGAATTTCCCAAGAGGCTGCCATGAAAAGGATTTATGTTAGCCACCCGTATGCAAGCGACCCAGAGGGCAACAAGGCTAAAGTGGAGGCAATTTGTCAAGAGATCCTCTCCAGCGGGGAGGGTTTGCCGATAAGTCCCATCCATCTGTTTTCATTCACTGATGATACCCACAGGGAAGAGATCCTGAAAGCATGCCTGCTTTTATTAGAGATGACTGATGAGGTATGGATCTATGGCACGAGTGCCGGGGTGGAGCTCGAGCGTGCAAAAGCAATCGAGCTTGGGATTCCGGTATGGGATGTGTGCCAAGGGGAGGCTTTCTGATGGCACAGCGAAATACGGTTATCTGGTGCCACTACAAGCGAAGGACCTGCGATACAGCGAACCTGACATGCGGGGATTGCCCACGCAAGGCCCGGGAGAATCGTCCATCGAGGAGCAAGCGGGGCTATAACTCCGAGTGGTACCGGATCCGCAAGGAGGTCCTCCAGCAATACGGTATACCTCGTGAGATGTGGCCACAATACGATGTGGACCACAATCCACCCTACAACCCGGAGATCGAACCGGATCATCGTAAGTATACGCTGGTACCGATGCTGCGGGCAGATCATTCACGAAAGACGGTCAATGAGGACATGAGGCGGGACTCTGAGGGTAAATTCATCAAGAAAAAGTAATTTATTGACTTTGGTGTAAGTCTTACACCGGGGTTGTAAAAAATGCGACGTTAAATTTGTGCTAAAAGGGGTGTTTTCAGTGGTTTTTGAGAAGAGGGATCCGAGAAAACTGGTGTTTGCTGGCTACAATCCAAGGAAGGATCTGCAGCCGGGAGATCCGGAATTCGAGAGGATCAAGAGCAGCATCAAGAAGTATGACTATGTGGATCCCGTGATCATCAATCGCGACGGCACGATAATCGGCGGGCATCAGCGGGTCAAGGTTCTGATCGACCTGGAGTATACCGAGATCGATGTCGTGGTGGTCGACTTGGACAAGGACAACGAGAAGGGATTGAATCTCGCACTCAATAAGATCACCGGCTCCTGGGATGATGAGGCCTTGGGGCGATTGTTGGCCGAGCTCAAGGATAAGGATCTGGAAACCGGCTTCAATGATGAAGAGGTATATAGGCTCCTCGAGAAGCTTGGCGAGCATGCCTCGAAGGATGAGGAGTTTGATCTTACCGAGGAGTTGGCTGCTGTAGAGACACCTACGAGCAGACGTGGTGATATGTATCGCCTTGGTGATCATGTGCTGATGTGCGGGGATAGCACGGAAGCAGCTGACGTATCTACGCTTATGGGCGGGCAGTTTGCCTCGATGGTTTTCACAGATCCTCCCTGGAATGTGGATTACGGCAATGTGCCGCACAACGGCAGTGAGCGAGCAATCCTGAACGATAATATGAGCGGGGAGGATTTCCTTCAGTTCCTTTCCCGGGTGTTCTCCAATGTGGCAGCCATTTCCATTCCAGGCGCCATGGTATATGTGGTCATGTCCTCCTCTGAATGGTCGAGTCTTACCCGAGTCATGGAAGACACCGGATTCAGGTGGTCAACCACCATCATCTGGGTTAAGGACAGCCTCATCCTATCAAGGCGCGATTACCACACGCGATATGAACCGATCTGGTATGGGTGGCGTGAAGGTGCTGCAAGGCTCTGTCCTCTCGATGACAGGACACAATCCGATGTATGGGAGTTCGACCGGCCCAAGAGAAGCGACGAGCATCCCACCATGAAGCCGGTGCCACTGGTAGCTAAGGCGATCATGAACAGCAGTCGTGACAATGATGTGGTGGCCGATCTTTTTGGCGGATCCGGAACGACATTGATTGCATGTGAGGAGGTTGGTAGGTCCTGCAGAATGATGGAACTGGACCCGAAGTATTGCGATGTGATTGTCAGGCGATGGGAACACGCCACAGGCAAGTGTGCTGAAATAATTCAGAGAGGTGGTGAAGGTGGTTCGGAAGAAGCTGGCGCTATCGACTTCGGAGATCATAGCGGACCTCGAGATGCAGGAGAAGACCAATGAGGAGATCGCTGAACATCTTGGTGTGTCAATCCAACAGCTGGATAGTTTTATCAAGGACAACAGGATTGATATCGACTACTACAAGTCCAGGCTGCTTGGACGTCGTGACGAGTGGCTCAGGGCTCTCAGCAAGAAGGCTGTCGGCTACGAGTACAAAGAAAGGAAGGTCACCACGACCGAGGCTAACGGCAAGAAGAGGGTTTACACTGAAGTCACCGAGAAACACCTTCCACCGGACACGCAGGCCCTCCTCTGGCTCATCGAACATACCAAATAAAAGTTTTGTAACAGTTTTATGACCCTCCAAAGGGGGGTGGGTAAAATATCTACAATTATTGCCTATTAAACCGGCGGTGAAGGCCTTTTCACACGGTGGCAAAATGGGGGTTTGAAACATATGGGCGGCAGACCAAGAAAACCGAAGGCTCTGAAAGTGATCCAGGGGACGTTCCGACAAGACCGGAATCCTGCCCAGGAACCGGAGCCGTCTCCCGTGGTGGCGGCTTCAAGGAAGGCTCCCACCACATTGAACAAGTGGGCGAAGAAATTCTGGAACGAGCACATCGAGGAGTTCACCCAGATCGGGTTGATCACCTCGGCCGACCTGGAGACGTTCGAAATGACAGCCCAGACATACGGCGCATGGAAGGAGGCGGAGTACGAAATCTACCATGACGACTTCAAGCGCAAACGGACGATCGGTCAGTACATGAAATCGCGGGAATACAACCGCAAGAATATGCCCGAGCTGATCGTCATGGAAAAATCGCGCCTTGACTATGTGCGGCTCTCGGGCCTGATCGGAATGAATCCGGTCTCGAGGAACAAGATCGATATCAAGAAGGCTTTGCCCGAAGTGGATCCGATGGAGGAGTTGTTGGAACAGCATGGCACTTAAGGAACACGAGTTGATCACAGCCCAGAAATACATCTCAGATGTCATGGCGAATAAGATCCTTGTTTGCCGGTTTGTGTATCTGGCGGTGAAACGACACGTTGAGGACCTGAAGAAATCGAAGGATCCTGATTATCCGTATTGTTTTGATGAACGCCAGGCGATCAAGAGTATCAAATTCGCGCAGCTATTGAAACACTCGAAGGGGAAGTGGGCCAAGGCGAACGAGCGAATCCGCTTGGAACCTTGGCAGCAGTTTCTCAAGTGGTGCCTGCATGGGTGGGTTCGCAAGGATACCGGTACTCGCCGCTTCCGTAAGGCCTATATTGAGGTGGCCAGGAAAAATGGAAAAACGACAATGATGGCGACCGAGGTTCTGGATCTATTTTTCCTTGACGGAGAAGAAGGGGCGGAGATCTACACGGCAGCCACAAAACGCGACCAGGCTAAGATCTGCTGGAATGAGGTCCTATCCATGGTTAAGAAGCAGCCGACCCTCAAGGATCGCGTTGACATTCTTGGTACCTCATCCACGATCCGAAAAAAAGGTGACATTTCGGTGATCAAGGCCCTCGGTGCAGATTCCGATACCGAGGACGGACTGAATCCATTGATGGGTATCATCGATGAGTACCACGCACACAAGACCAGTGACATGGTGAATATCCTCGAATCAGGAATGGGATCGAGGATACAGCCGCTAATCGAGATCATCACCACAGCCGGGACCAACCAGAACGGACCGTGCTACCAGGAGGAGCGTACACTTGCGGTGAACACACTGAACGGCAGCGGTCCGGAGGATTATTTCTGCATCATCTATACGCTGGACGAAGGGGACGACTGGACGGATCCCGATGTGTGGATCAAAGCGAACCCCAACCTTGGGGTTTCAGTGTTCGAGGATTACCTGGCATCGCGTGTGAAGATGGCACTCGCTTCTCCTCGTAAACAAAACGATGTGAAGACGAAGAATTTCAACATTTGGTGCTCTGCCAAAACTGCATGGATCACCGGTGATATCTGGGATCTATGCGGAGGAGTGGTCAATTGGGATTCATTGGTCGGTCGGGAATGTTATGCAGGGTTCGACCTGGCTAATTCTGCAGACCTTTCAGCTGTCGCATTCGTGTTCCCACCAAAAGATCTGGAATGTCAATACCAAATTGTAGTCAAATTCTATATGCCGGAAGCAAGGATCCATGAAAAGAGCCTTGAGGACCGTGTTCCATACGAGATGTGGACCCAGCAAGGGTGGATCACGGCCACTCCTGGAGACATTATAGATCAGGACTTCATTGAAAAGGATATCAGGGACGCATGCGATCTATTTGATGTTGTGAAAATAGGTTACGACCCTTGGAACGCAAGCCAGATCGTATCCCATTTGAAAAACGAAGGCATGGAATTGGTCTCGCTCAGGCAGGGTTACGCTACCATGAGTCCGTTCTCGAAAAATTTTGAAACACTTTTACGGAGTCAACGAATAAATCATGGTAATAATCCCGTGTTGGCATGGAATATGTCCTGCACGACGCTTAAGCAGGATGAGAACGAGAATATTCGGCCGGTCAAGCCAGACAGGAAAACCGGCAAGAGGATAGACGGCATTGTCGCCACCATCATGGCCCTCGGGCTTTCGATGGAGGGAGTGGAGGATACCGCTGATGACGGAAAAGTGTGGGTGGTCTGATGAGTTTACGGCATAGGATTGGAAAAGGCCTGATCAAGCTGCTCACGATCGATGAGTTGGTCGCACAGACTTGGGGTCCTCTCTTATCATCGTCCGGTGAGCATGTTTCTGCCGAGTCGGTACAGCGCCTGTATGCGGTATATGCGTGTGTGAATGTCTTGGCGGAGACGTTGGCGACGCTCCCGCCGAAATTATACCGGGTGGAAGATGATGGCGGTCGCTCGGTCGTGAAGGACCATCTGTTCGCCAAGGCGCTCAAGAACCCTTTCCAGACCGGAACGGCCTTTGATTTTTATGAAATGCTGGTTTGGCATCTTGCCCTCCGTGGTCGGTTCTTCGCCATGAAGGTCAAGGTTCGAGGCGAGGTAGCCGAGTTCGTGCCCATCGAGGACCCCGACCAGGTGGAAGTGATCACCACTGATGATTACGAGTTGCGGTTCAAGATCAAGGGCAAAGAGTATACCCGGGACGAGGTCCTGTATATCCAGATGCACAACGGGCGGTCGATCATCAAGGCACAGGCGGATACGTTTGGGAAGAACCAGGCGATCAGTAAGTATGGGGCAACGTTCTTCAAGAACAACGCAACTCCCAACCTGGTGATCACGAGTCCGAACAAATTCAAGGATGAGGAGTCATACCTTCGTTTCAAGAAGATGTGGGACGACACCTATAGTGGTGTGGAACGTTCGAACAAGGTGGCGATCGTCGATGACGGGAAGAAGGTCGAGAGATTATCACTCACCAACGAGGACAGCCAGTTTCTTGACAGCAACAAGTATTCCGATTCCCAGATTGCCGGTTTGTTCCGGGTTCCGGTCTATATGATCGGAAACTACGACAAGGCGACTTTCAGCAACATCGAGCACCTGGGCATCCAGTTTGCGCGTTTTACGATGGCGCCATGGTGTAGGCGTGTGGAAACCGCTCTGACCCAACAGTGTCTGAACGATAAAAAGCTGTACGTGGAATTCCTGATGGATTCGCTTGAACGTGGAGACATCCTTTCGAGATACCAGGCATACCGGACCGGGCGCGAGTCCGGGTTCCTCAGTGCCAACGAGATCCGCCAGCGGGAAAACATGGATCCCTATGAAGGTGGGGACGATTATCTACTCCCGACGACTCATACGGTAGTCGGCGAGGAAGAAGGAGGCCAGCAGAATGGCTAAGAAATGGTACAAGATCCAAGCTAAGGAAGACTCGGCCGACGTGTATATCTATGACTACATCGGCGCTTACGGTGTGGAAGCGGCTGCTCTTACGAGAGACCTTGCCCTCATCAAGGACAAGAAAAACATTAACCTGTACATCAACTCTCCTGGTGGTGACGTGTTTGAAGGCATGACCATCTACAATTCGCTTTTACAGATCAAGGAAAAACTTACCGTCCATGTGATGGGCCTTGCTGCATCGATCGCAAGTGTGATCATGCTCGCCGCCGAAAAACGGATCATGTATCAGGGATCCATGGTAATGATCCACAACCCGTGGGGGTGTGCCTGTGGCAATGCGAAGGAAATGCGCGAGATGGCCGAAGTCTTGGACAAGATCGGTGGCCAGTTGGTGCAGATGTACTCCAATGTTACCGGCCAGAGTGAGGAACAAGTAACCGAGTGGCTCGATGCGGAGACCTGGTTCAATGCGGATGAAGCGGTGGAAAACGGATTTGCTACCGAATTGTCCGAGAAGCAGGCTGCTGCATCGATCAAGAAGATTTATGCAAGCAAATACCACAATGTCCCTGAGGATATCGTGGAGGATGATACCGAGCCTACGATCAGAACTGCCGAGGACGCCCTGCGGGATGCGGGATTCTCAGCTGTCCGGGCGAAAGCGATCCTGGCGAAGGGTTTTTCCCATCGGGATGATGGGGAGCCCAATCCTCGGGAGGAGGAGCCGGATTATTCTGCGGCGCTGGATATCGTCAAACACATGCAAAACAGTTTGGAGGCAAACTAATGGAAGAATTATTGAAGCAACTCAACGCTCTCAAGGACCAGATCACCGGTTATCAGAACCGGATCAAGGACTTGGAGGAAAAGGGTGGGAAGTTTGACGAGCTGAAGGCGCTCGTTGATTCCCAGAAGGATGAGATGGACAAGCTTATCGCCAAAGTCGAGAAGCAGGGCATCTCTGGTCTCAACAAGGATGACAGCGCCAAGGCGAAGGCGGTTGCCAATTTTGCGGCTATGGCTCGTGGCGATTACAAGGATGTGCTTAGGACCGACTCCAACAAGGATGGCGGTTTCCTGATCACTCCGGAGATCGAGGCTGGTATTTTGCATCTGGCTGCCACCGAGGGCACGATGCGTGCCATTGCGGACGTTCGGAACACCAACCGGAATTCCGTTGTCCTGAATGTGCGCGTCAGTGGAGCGGCTGCCGGTCACGTGGGTGAGGCTGAAGAGCGCACCACCACCGACGGACCCGAGTATGCCCAGGTTGAGATCCCGATTCATACCCAGTATGCACAGCCGGAGATCACAAACGAGGCCCTCGAGGATGCCGACGAGGATCTTGCAGCTGAAATCATGGCGGCGATCGCCGAAGCTCTCGGAACCCAGGATGAGAGCGACTTCATTACCGGAACCGGTGTGAAGATGCCGCGTGGACTTCTGTCCTACACAGAAAAACTCTGTGCGAAGCAGGCCGATCTCGAATGGGGCAAGATGGGGTATGTCAAAACCGGTAAAAACGGTGCCTTGGCGGACGCAAATAAGCAAAACACGTTCATCGATGCCAAGAAGCTCTTGCATGTTCGTTATCGCACCAATGCTCGTTTGTTGATCAACTCGAACACAGCTGCCGATCTTGAGAAGCTAACCGACACAACCGGGCGTCCGCTTTGGACCGAGGGTGTCAAGGAAGGCCAGCCTGCGAAGTTCATCGGGATCCCTGTGGAGATCAACGACTACATGCCCGATATCAACAATTCTGGAAGTCTTCCGTTTGCTCTGATCGGGGATTTCAAGAAGGGGTACGCTATTCGCGACCGCAAGGGCATGACCCTTACCCGTGACGCGATTACCCACAAGGGTTTTGTTAAGTTCTATACCGAGAAGCGCACCGGCGCCGGTATCAAGAACTTCAAGGCCATCGTCGCAATCAAGGCCATCGCGTAGATGGCCCTAATCCCATAGGGAAGGAGTGAGATCATGAAAGATCTGAAATCGAAAATCAAATTCCTGGAAGCTGCTGCTCCTGCGGTTGCGGCTGCTGACATCGAGGGAGAGGACATCGACCTCAAGGGGTTCGGCTCTTGTGTGTTTGGCGCGGTGATCGGTGCTGGAGCGTATGCGGCCACCAAGAAAGTGGCTCCCGTGCTCGAAGAGAGTGACGATGCCACCACCTATACTGCAGTCGATGCCGCGCACTATGACGGTGATCTCACCGCTGTAGCCGCTACGATCGCAGCCAATGAGTATCGCCTGATCCAGTACAAGGGATACAAGCGTTATGTGCGCTTGTCGTTCGATGTCACCGGCACACTGGATGCAGATGTACTTCTCGGTGCTTGGGTGATCCTCGGAAATCCGCAACTGGCTCCTACGGCGTAGGAATTCGCATTGACGGTGGGGCTTCGGCCCCACCATTGAGGTGGTCATGGATCTGAAGAGCAATGCCCTGGTATCCTGGGAGTTTGTCCGAGATTATGGAAAGTTCACCGAAACACAGAAGGACTCTGTTGTGAACCTCATCAACTGGATATCAGGCAAAGCAGAGACGATAGCACAGCGTGAACTCGTGAATATGGAGAGGACCTTGGTGGTTTGTGGCAATGGATCTCCACGGTTGTATCTACCTGTAGTCCCTGTGACTGAAGTTTCATCCGTGACCATTGATTCTGGCCACACATTTCTTGTGGATCCGTTGGATCCGACAGAGTACCACATCGACAGCAAGGCTGGGATCATCACCAGGTATAACTATCGCTGGCCGGAAGGGGTTTACAACATCCAAGTGGTCTATACGGCCGGGTGGACTATCGAGACCATGCCATCAGAGATCCAGAAGGCATGCTTGGAGGGGATTGTCACTGCCTGGAACCGTTCGAATGACAATAGCTATGGTGTTCAGTCCAAGACCATGCCCAATGGGGTGAATGTTTCTTATGAACAGCGATTATCTCCAGATGTCTATGGAACATTCGCTGAGCTAAGGATGGGCTTCGTATGATTGGTACTTATGGCATCGACATCGGGAAAAGAACAAAAAAGTCGCTGCAATTCAACGATGAGGTTTCCCACCTTCTTGATGCTTTTTCAGCTGATCCAATGGTTGTATCTCGTGTGGTCGGTGCTGCAGCACTGAGGCTCAAAAGACATGCAAGGGATGTGAACAAAAGGACATTTCCAAAGATCACCGGAGATTACAACAAGTCGATTTGGTACAAGCAGTACAAGAAGAGTGCAAGGGCAAACCTCTATGGAGGCAATCTTTCGAGCATCTATGAGCACAACGGGGCTCTGATACAACCAATGAAAGGCCAGGCATTGAAGTTTGAGATCAATGGAAAGACCGTTTTTTATAAGGGTGTGATCAGAATCGATCCCAAGCCATGGTTCTTCCCTGCGATGGATGAGGCGTATCAGCGTGGATATGTCGATCAGGCAGCAATGAAGCAGATCGAAAAGGAATTGAAGGAGCGTAATCTTGGATATTAAGTTCGACACCTACGAGGCTCTGGAAGAAATAAAAGCTCTCATTAAACAGTACATCGCGGATTACGTTGCACTGTTCGATGGTCTGCCATCCATTACCGAGGTGTATGTGAGCCAAGACTATAGCGACTCAATGAAGGAAAAGCCATACATCAACGTCTACCCCTCACAGGCTGAGCCGGAAGACGCTGGACAGTGCGTAGTAGCGGACACACTCACCATCGAAGTTGCTGTTTTTGTCCTGACCAGGGACGAACATGTTGCCGAGAAATGGATGTTGAATTATGGGGACTGTATCAAGTCGCTGTTTTCGGATCACACCGAGACCGATTTGTTGTTCGATATAAGGCGCGGCACGACCGAATATTGGACGAATGCCACGACCATGGAGAAAATGGCCACGATTGTGTTCGAGTGTTCTACTCGACCGGCCAGTAGATAAGGAGGGGACCGTAATGGGTACACCAAAGAAATCTTTTACAAAAGCCACTATCGGAGGGATGGAAGAAACCCTCGGAACTGCGGTCCCGAGGACCAGCAGGGTCGCTCTGACAGACTTCAGCTATTTGCTGGAGACTCCAACCAAGAATCCAAAGGAAGTCATCACCGGTAGGAACACTACACGAGGCTTTGACATCGATGCAATTGACTACACCAGTGAGCTCGCGACAAACCTTGCAGCGAATAAAGCTACCGGGATGCTGCTTCAGAGTCTTTTGGGGTTTCGGGTTGCCAAAGTACAGGTGGGATGTGGTATTTTCATTGCTTATAAGGGCGATGCTGCCTCCTGCAAGCTTGTGGCGTCTGGATCCGGAAAGACTCTCACGTCATATGTTGGCGATCTCGGGGAAGAGGAGACAGATGCCGGTTTCGGTACAGCCGGTGTATTGGATCTTACTGGAAAGACTCTCGGGACACTCGTCACCGCGATCAATGAGTTCGCGGACTACGAGGCGAAGGTTATCTACGGCGGATCCACAACCACTGCAGAGACTCCCGTTGACATCGTAGCTACCCAGGCAAAAAACCATCAAGCAGTTGTCCATTTCACTTCTGCTGACAGCGGAGTGTATCTCGATGTGTTCCGGCCGAACTTCACGAATACCGAAAATCCGACTTTCAGCATCCAAATGGACGGAGTGGGTGACAATCAGCTGGGATCCGGTGCAGTCGTTGATACTGCCACTTTCAGCGGAGACCTGAAAGCAAAGGTAAAGGCCACCTGGTCGCTGATCCTTACCAAGGTATTGAACGGCCAGACAGCATCTGCCGTGGCGCTTACCGAGGCTGATCTCGATAGTCTCAAGTTCTCCGAAGGTGAGACGTATATCGCTGGGAAAAAGTACTGCTACACCAAGAATGTCTCCGTCTCGATCGCCAACAACCATGCTGCAGATGAGGGATACTGCCAGGGCAGCCTTTCAAAATCTAAGCACGTGCGTGGTGAGTTCGGGGTTACCGGCAGCATGACGCTTACGGCGACAGACAAGACGGAAACCATCAACTCTGAAGATGAGCGAGCCAAGAATCTCTCCAATTTGGTTTCGAGCCTCTTGTTGATCTATATGGGCCGTCAGCTTGTCGAAGGGGTGCGCTCCCTGGCGATCATCGACCTGCCGACCATCCAGTACACCGAGGAGTCAAAGAGTGCCGGAGATCAGGCAATCGACCAGTCACTCAGCTTCACGGCAATTGACATCGAGGGATATGACGATTTCTTCAAGATCCACATGCTCTCTACTGATGCAACATAAGGAGTAATTGATGAAGGATTGGAAAAGCAAGCTTAGCCTGTCACGAGTTGGAGAAAAAGTTGACCTGAAAACTGCAGAAGGTTTTTGGGTCAAACCCCAAAAGTTCACTGTTGAGCAGAATGATGAGATCCAGGCGGCTCAGTTAAAAGCTCTTGCTGGTGTGAATCGAGGAACTCTAGCCAAAGCGACCAACAAAATTAAAGTGGCTTCGGAGAACAGCGAGGAAACTTCAGCGATCGATGTGCTTTCCGATGAGGATATCTCCGCCTTGATGGATGCAAAGTTTGCTCCATCTAGTGAGGTCCTCAGGCTGCATATCCTGTACGGTATTGCCGAGCACAATTTTTGTGAGGAAGAAAGTACAACCGTAGTAGATAAGGCGTTGGTCGATGATCTGATGAAATATCCGGATATCGCTACTGAGATCGGAGGGGCAGCACAGAAGTATAACGGCCCTTTAGCTCTTCCGACGTCCGAGACATCCGGGACGTCACCAGATGGGTCTACAGAGGGGCAGAATTTGAAGTAGGTGATCCGCTTCCTGATGGAAGGGTCCCCTCGGACCTTCTTGAGGAGTGGGGACCATGGGTCCGTGAGACTACCAGGATGATGGATGACAAGGGGTCATATAAGATCCTGCGGTATTCAGGCGGTCTAGCGGAACAGCCGTCGATCGACATGCGGGTTATAGATGTGGTCCGGGCACAGTGGACCGAGTTGAAAAACCAAGATCTGGAGGAAAAGATTGGCTCCCAGAGTAAATATCGTAATTAACGGAAAGAATCTCGCCTCAAAAGCCATCAAGGATGTGACCAAGGATCTTGCTTCTGCGAATACTGTTGGGGAGAAGCTCGGAAACACCATGTCCTCGATTGTAAAGTTTGGCGTAGGCTCCGCAATCGCGGGGTTCGGTGCGTCGCTGACTGGTCTTTTTGCATCGATGAAAAAGGACGCCGCATGGCAGCAGACATCAATCCAGTTTGAGACTCTTATCGGTGATGCGGGCAAAGCAAAGCTGATTCTCGGCGATCTACAGAAGTTCGCAGCTTCCACTCCACTGTCTTTCGAATCCATAGCTGATGGAGCGATCAACTTGATGGCATTCGGTACAGCTGCCGAGGATGCCCTGGATGAAATGCGGATGATGGGTGACCTTTCCATGGGTAATTCCGAAAAGATGGATAGGCTTGTCCAGGCGTATGGGAAGCTCCAGTCGAAAGGCAAGGCATCGATGGAAGAAATCAACCGGTTTACCGAGGCTGGTGTGCCATTGCTGGATCAACTTGGGAAAAACCTTGGAAAATCGACAGAGGAAGTATTCAAGCTGGTTTCTGCCGGAAAGATCGGTTTTTTCGATGTACAGGAGGCGTTGCGAGATCTCACTGGAGAGGGTGGGAAGTTTTCAGGCATGCTGGAAAAGCAGGCTGATTCAGTAAACGGAAAGTGGTCGACCCTTAAGGATACACTGAGCCTTACCATGATCAAGATTGGTGAGGCAATGAGGCCTTTTACCTCTTCAATATTGGACTCTGCAATCAGCAAGCTGAATGCATTCATGGAGTCTGACGGTTTCAACAACTTCATTGAAACTACGGTTCGTTGGGCGTCGTGGGCTATGGGAATGATTCCTAAAATTGGAGCAGTCTTTGGTTTTGTCGGAGACGTCATAGCTATTACGGCCAGGCATGCTGCAGCGGCATTGGACGGCCTCAAGGATATCGTGGTGCAAACACCGGTTGTTCAATTCATCATTGAGCTCGGAGGGCGAGGGTATGAAGCCATTAAGAAGGGGTTTCAAACCGGTGACTGGTCTGATGCTTTTGATGTAGGACTTGATGTATTCAAAACTGGTGTGGCAATAGTCACAACCTTAAAGCTCGCCGAAGCGGTAGGATCTGCGCTGTGGGCCTCTTTGCAGATCGCCATGAAAAAATCACCATTTATCAATGGGGCAGTTGGAATTGGTATGGCTGGAGTAATAGCTGGAGCGAGCGTTGCAATTGCATTAAAGGAGGCTACTGATGATGGTGGATGGAATGACTTTGCCAGTAATATGGGCCTCGCAATTGCCGGTGGTATTGCTGCAGGATGGTTAACCAAGTCTCCCAAAGTTGGTGTCTGGGTTGGGACGGTATTACTCAACTTTGAGATCGGATCATTCCTTGAGGATGTGAATTTATTTGACACCATAGGGAAGCCGATATTTGAGTGGCTTAGAAAACCAACGTTTGGCAGTGAAATTGATCAATGGGCAAGTGATCTCGGAAAGAGTGTTGGGAATTTCTTACTTGATGGACTTAAAAATATTTTAAGGCTGTTTGACCTTGTTGGGGCATTTGAAACACTTTGGCAGCTTACCTCTTCAGAGGTAAGAGCGTTTTGGGAAAATTGGGGCGAAAAACTTGGCGAAAATTTCAAAGACTCCCTCTGGAGAGTTTTAACTGTGTTTGACCTTGTTGGGGCATTCAAAAAATTGTGGGACAACTATGGAAAAGATGTTATCGATACTATTAAGGGGTGGTTTTCATTTGATTTAAATGACCAAGGGAAATCAATCGGTGAAAATTTTGGAGCTGGTTTTGTAAATGGTCTCGAGGAGCCTGGTCTATTACAAAAGATTGGTAACTGGTTCAAAGGGATCCCAATATTAGGAAGGAAAATATTAGATGAGCGTTCACCTTCGAAGGTGGCCGAAGAGATGGGGTCTTTTTTTGCAGAAGGTTTTTATATTGGAATGTCTGATCCAACTTGGTTGGAGGAGATACGCGCTGCTTGGAGTAGAATGATAGGGAAACTCCAGGAAGATTCTACCCTTGATATTGATTCAACTATTTCTGGCATTAAGGGTGAAAATAAACCTCCTAAAGACCCTCCTCCAGAAAAGGCAACAGGCTTTACCGCACTTTGGGACTCTGTTGTTACATCGTTCAATGGATCTGAGCTTGGCTCTCTCATTTCTGGTTTTGGCTCGACCATCAGTTCCTTCATTGGTGGCCTTGGTGGTGCAATAACCAGCCTTGGATCTGTCCAGGCGATCCTCAATCCTTTGACTACGATATTTGCGGGTATGATGGAAGTCCTTGGACCTGTGATTGACAGCGTTCTCTCTCCTCTAGTTGGCATCCTAAAGTTGTTTGGCCGTGCGATCGGACAGATGCTAACCCCAGTGATCGAGTGGTTGTCTCCGATTATCGGATTCCTTGGCGAGGTCTTTATCTGGCTCTACAACAAGGTACTTGTACCTGTGGGCAATGGCTTCATCACAGTTTTCAACGCAATCGGTATTGGTATCGCCACCATCGTCAACGGAATCATCTCAGCGATCAACTGGGCGCTCGGGTGGGCCGGTGTGAACCTTAACAAGGTTAACGTACCTGGTCTCGACGACGGGAAGCTCACAGCGATATCTACCGGAGATCTTACTGCCGCGGGGAGTTCCTATATCGGTGGCGGTTCCGGCTCTGGTGTTTCCGGATCCTCCACTTCGGTGCAGTCCTATAACATCGAGGTCCATCAAGTAGTGCAGGGGAATGTCATCGGTGACGGTGGCATGGCGGAGCTCGGCCGTTTCTTCGTTGATGCGGTAGAGGCGTATCTTGGATCGGGCGGTCGCGTTTCGTTCGTCCGGGGGTAACATGCAGTATTCGATCACACTCCCAGAACCCATGCTCGCAGCGCTCAAGGACCGTGAGGCACGGTACCTGCGGATCCGTATCACCTACGACGGTGAGGAGCTCACATTTACGCCAGACTCACCTCCCACATGCGATGCCTCAAGCGATTATCAGAAGTGGAGCGTCTCTTTCAAGAATTATGGCTCATACCAGGAGGGTTTGTTTGGGGATTGCCCTGCTTATGTCGATTTTTCGCATGATGGCAGCCAGTGGATCCAGATGTTCGGAGGATACGTAGCCACGGAGGGAATGAGCCGCACCAAGGGTCGGATTACTGACGATTATGTCTCCATGGAGCTGGTAGACCGTACCAAGACCAAGGGCATGAAGCGCAAACCCCCGAAATCTGTGTTGACAGGCTTCAAGGTGTGCGATCCGGGCAATCCCTCATCTTCACTGGTGCACTATCTTGGCTCCCTGATGGGAGTCGACACTTTCGATACCTCCTCCATACTTGAAGAAAAGGATGTGGTGGTAATCGGTGATGATACGATCTGGCGGGAATTGCAGAGCCTGAGGGATGCTTTTGCCGCCGACATGTACTTTGATAACCTTCGGAGGCTGCGCTTCCGATCTCCTCATGACTTCTCATGGACCGAACCGACATCTGAGTGGACCTTCATTGCTCATCCGGATACTTTGGAAACCTCTTCAAGCTCCCGTGTGATTGGAAAGATCCGGACGGTACGGCGAGACATCCTTTGCAACAAGGCCGAAAGTGAGGTAGAGGTCTACGAGCACAGAACGCTCCGCGAGGTCTACCGGAACACCGAAAATTGGAATGCAGAAGCTTCCGAGTGCTACATCCTTGTCAAAGAGGGCGAATCCTGGCCGACAGAAGGTGTGGCTTCACTCAAGTATCAGGATCCGGAAACAAGCGAAGAGTATCCCTATGCAGTGAACGTGCAATTCCCATCGATCGGCAGGCATGCCGGGAATGATATCTATTATACTGGCGGCCAGCTTTCAATCATCAGCTTCAATGGATCCACAGATGAGACCGAGCAGGAACCGGGAGCAAGCCAGATCATCCTCCGTAATACCGGACCCACAGATATTATCATCCGCAAGATGGTGATCCGTGGCGAACCTTTCTACCATTCAAAGACCCAGAAGGTGATCGAGCGGGACGGATCTGTCTCTGATGATGTCGATTTGGTCGAAAAAACGATCGATGGCAAGTACGCCACCAGTGCGGTACAGATGGCCAAGACTCTCAAGAGGGCTGTGGATGAAGGGAAGGTCCGTCCAAGGCGCTTCTCTTTCTCCACGATCTTTCTTCCACAGATACAGAGGGGAATGGGATGCACGGTGATCACCGACGACGGTGAGTCGATAGCCTGCAGGCTCATGACTTATAGCCACAAACCGACAGGCGCCACTCTCGCCACCATGCGCACTGATGTCATAGTAGACGAGGTTGCCAATTATATCCCGGAGTACAATCCGAAGGTCATAGAGACTCCCACAACCCCTTCAGTTCCGGTTGTCGGTCCTCCCGGTGTACCAGGTACCGTGACAGTCGTGCAGTACAGTCTTGGCGGTCCTGACGGTCCTGCCGACCAATCCTATGAGATAGGCGAAAATGACCATACGATCGGAGAGGATGATTGGGTGCTCGGTGAAGATGGATGGACAAGTACTGTTCCGACCCCTGGGGCCGGACAATTCGTGTACATGCGCATCGGATCCTACGCACCTCCGGAGCAGTCGTGGCCGATCGTCTGGAGGGTCACCAGACTCACCGGAGAGCCTGCTCGCGGAATTCGCCTCGAGGCCTCAAGCTATACCATTGAAAAGACCGGGCGCGGAGTGCTCAGAAGCGGGAATATTACTCTCAGGGCACAACTCCAAAACGTTCCGTCGGCCGGTATTGCCTGGACCAGTCCGAACGCTACCCTCATCGATGTGGATGCGGTTACCAAGACTCTTGACGTTACCTCCATCACGGCCGAGTCCTTCACGGTATCCGTTTCCCTCACCTATCTAGGCGTTACCTATACATCTGCAGTCACGATCGCTGTCGTGTACGATGGAGAGCCGAAGGCAGCATACTTCAGCTACCATTACAGCCAAACCCTCCCCACCACCACACCAACAGGGGAACCTCTTATAGTCGGAGATCTTCTCCTGTACGTCCCCAAGGATGAAGAGGACGAATGGATCGATACTGATCCACTATTCGGCCACACACTCAAGTGGGACGGCGATTCATGGGAAAGCACCACTGATTCTCATAGCGTCGGCATGGCTGCCAAGGACGCCTTCCAGATTGCGCGCGAGTCCGGCAAGGTCATCTTCGCCGCGGTCATATACACAGAAGCCATGGTCGCCGCGAACATCCAAGCTGGTAGCGGCACAGGTCTTGTTGGTTCTGGCTTCCGATTTAGGGCGATGGACGATGATTACTCGGAGTCTGGCTCTCCAAAGGTTCCGGTGTTCGATGTTTGGTATCATGACAAAGTACTGTTCAAGGTGGATATAGAAACTGGGAACATCTATTTTGGTACTAACTTTTTATATGACCCCATTTCCGAAGAAATAAGGTCAAGCTCAGGGGCTTTTAAGATTGACTCTGATGGGAAGCTGTCATTCACTGATGGTACAGCAGATGGCCTTACAGTGAATGATATTAATGTAGAGAGTGGTCAATTCAAAGGGCAACTGGACACCGTGACAATAAAAACTCTTTTAGGCTCCGGGACGTATACAACACCGAATAACTATTCTGGTAATACGATGGCTACAGACATGTTCAGCGGAATTTATTGTGCAGCAGGGGCAGTACCAATAGATTCATTGATAACTGCTGATGGCACATTGAATGGAAAGACCATAAGTAAGGTCAAGTTCTATACCCCTTATTACACCTATGATAGATGGAGAGATGGCAACTGGTTAATTGGATATGTATATTACTCCGCTACAATTAAGAATTTCAGGGTAGATATTACATGTACCGATGGAACAACTTATACCTATCGAGTTGCAAGAAGAAAGGTAAATGGCGGCCCAACTCCGGGACAAACACAATTTACATATCCATCATACCCTACTTTCAGCTCATCGATATGCGGATCACTCACAGAAGGGTCTCTTTACAGTTATTCAAATCCCTATTCGATTACGGCACTACGCATTAAAGACCCCACACTTGAAGAACTATACATATACAACCTTCCAATGACAACGCCTTCTGAATCAGGAAGGATTTGGAAAGATGGCAGTGGTTATTTGAGGATAGTGTGAAGGAGGTGTCTATGGAAAATTGCTCTCAGGGCATCAAGAACGAAAAGGACATCCAGCGGTTGGAGGAACGTTTCATGATGATGTTGGACCAAGTCAAGGCGAGTTTGGATGAGCTGAACAAGAAGATAGACGGCCTCGATAAGAAATTTGAGGATTTCAAGCGGGAGATGCCGAGCCAGATTGACAAGGCTGTAGAAACGAAGTGGCGCACTGGCGTCTACGGGATTGTGAAGTGGTTGATCATCACCGGGTTTGGGGCTGCGATCGTCTATATAGTCCGTGGCGCTTTTGGAGGCTGAAATGAGTGAGAAACAAGCGATCGTACAACGACCGATCCATGTATCCTGGCTGGGAACCGAGTGGATCCTCGTACAGGAGGAAGGGGGATCCCAGGAGCGATTCTATCTTCCTGGGCTTTTAGATGAGTATGTAAGTCTCTTGGACAACGTCAAAAATTCTCTCGATGTAACGGAGTCAGGCAACGTACTCGATGCCCGACAAGGAAGGATCCTTAACGAAGCTATATTGCTTCGTGAATTTGTCGCTAACAAGGTGTCAGTATTCCAAGCTACTCCGGATAACGACCACTATGCATCGGAGAAACTTGTAAAAGATTCGCTGGATGCACTAGATGATCGGATTGACAATATTATCGCTTCAAGTGGAACCAGCAGTTCTGAGGTTGTTGATGCCAGGCTTTCTGCAGTATCAGGGTTGTACACGGTATTGAAAAATCGCCTTGATGCGATGGAAACCACTGAGCGCGATAACCATCGAATAACTATCGATGGGGCAGTATATGAAACATTACTGATTGTTAAAGACGGTCACGCGGGAATCAGATTTACGGAGGTAATCTAATGGATATAGATGTTTTGTTCCCTAGTGGGGTTCAGATGCAAAGTGTTGTTGATAGGCCGGTTCAACACGATCCGCGCGGTCGTATCGTTCAGATGAAGATCGCTCCAGTAGTGACCACGCAGACTGTGACGAGTACGAAGGCTGCTTTGCCAGCCTCTCCTCTTGCCAGTAGAAATCGAATGGTCATCCGGAATCTGGATCCAGTAAGGACTCTACGCATCGGCCAAGAATCCACGGTCACAGAAAAGGTTGGATTGTTAGTCGAACCCTTGGAGGAACTGACAATTGAGTTTGATACATCGACAGCGGTTGCTGTTTGGGCTGTTGCCACAGGTGCGGAAGTTAAGGTGGAGGTAATCGAATCATGAAACATGTAATAGAACTAGTTGCCAATGAGACGAACAAATGGATTGTAACTGTTGATTTCAACGACGAGGGAGTTGATGCCATTGCACAGAATGAGGTTCGTGGAACAGAGGATCAGGCACATGCGTACGCGATGACCTTGGCTCGTGATTTTAGGGAGAATCATGCAGACCTATTTCCACCACCTCCCATTGAAGAACATGATCCAATGATGGAGGAGATACTATGAAATATACGAGCGGACGATATACGTCAAAACAGCTGATGGACAATATTTTTGATGTTGAAGATTGGATTACCCGAGAAGCTCTTGCCGGTTCCAATATGGTGATCAGCGACGCCAACAAACAGAAGGACATGTCCAACCGTATCATTGACCTTTCCCTCGGTCTGAACGAATGCATATTCGATGATAACGGGAGGCCTTCACTCTACACCGTCTATAAACCGACGGAGAAAGCAAGGCTGGACTATTTGAGCAACAGTGGCGCTCATTTTACACACACGGGAAATGAGCTGCATCCTTCGTTCATTGTGAATGGAAATCTCGTTGAATACCTTATCGGGAAATATCTTGCAGGGAAGGGCGGAGCGTCGAACGATCCTGGCTACGCAGTGTCGCTCAGGGGCTTGGATCCTGCAAACACCATCAGCTTCGACAACTCTCTCGCTCGATGTTCTGCAAAGGGATCCGGTCATCATCTAATGACCCAAGCGGAATGGGCATATCTCTCGCTTTTAGCGATCCGGGAAGGATTTCAACCGAGGGGAAACGACAATTACGGCAAAAGCTACCAAGATGCTTCCGAGAAGGGTGTCGCCTCTTATGTATATTCCACAAACGGAGCGGTGATCGGCAGGACTAAGACGGGAAGTGGAGCACTCTCCTCGCATCTCGATGGAACACCGTTTTCTCCTGCTGATCTGCGGGGAAATGTCCGAGAATGGAACGGCGGGTATCGTATCTATGATGGCGAGCTTCAGATTTTGGTTAATAACAATGCTGCAGACAGCAGCAAGTCACAAACAGCTGTTTCAACAGAATGGAAGGCGATCATGCCTGATGGAACGCTTGTTGATCCCGGTACTCCAGGAACACTGAAATGGGATTACGTTTCTGTACCGGCTCCAGCCGGAACAGCAGGATTCAGATTGAATACGGCAATTGAGAATGTCGCTCCTGATTCAAGTGCTTATGGCGTGAATTCATTCGCATCCCTCGCAGCCAAAGAAGGTGTGACGGTTCCTAATCTACTCATCTATCTCGGCATCATGCCAACTCTCGCCAATGCAGTTCTTGGAACACAGTATATGCGTAATATCGGCGAGCGGCTTGGCATCGCTGGGGGCTTCTGGAGCGACACGTCGAATGCGGGCCTCGGTTATCGCTTCGCGTCCTACGGGCGCACGGACGCGAGCCTCACCCTCGGCTTCCGTCCTGCTTTTTACCGATCCGTGGCCGCCTGATACCTGGACCCTGATACATGGATGTTTTAATAGCTGGGCAAAAATGGGAGGACATGGCGTATTACATTGTGCACGATGTGGTGAAACAACTGCCTAGGGCTGAACGCTATGCAATGGGTATGCAGATCAGGAGTTTGGTATTATCCGTCGGCACGCACATATCGCGTGCCACAATGATACGAGACACAAGATATAAGATCAGGGAGGTAGCTGAAGCCGACTATGCTTTAAATGAGTTAAAAACGGTTATACGGTTAGCTGATCGGTTGAGATATATCGATAAGAAAAAGTTCGAGATCTCAGTTAATTATACTGCGGAACTCGGAAGGATACTTGGAGGGTGGAACAAGTCATTATCCACCCGAGGGCAAGGGTTGTAACATGATGGCGGCTTGGCAACGCTGGGGGCAACTGGAACAACACGTCGAATGCGGGCCTCGGTTATCGCAACGCGAACAACGAGCGCACGAACGCGAACAACAACCTCGGCTTCCGTCCTGCTCTTCTGTACATGCAAGAAGTCGAGTTCCCAAGGGGACTCGTCCACGCAATGGAAAAGGAACCCTTGTCCTGGCAAGACCAAACACTGTCTTTTCGCTAGGTGGCAAGTACCGCAAGGGAACGTCGCCGAAGCGTTTATTATTTTCTGGAGGACGCTGGATGCCCAAAACATACAACAACTTGGCCGAGCAGATATATGGGTTCGAGAACCTCGATGCAGCTTTTCATGATATGAGCAAAGGTATGCGCTATCGTCATGCCGTGCTGGATTACAAGTCAAACTACGAAGAGCGCATTATAAATCTACAAAATCTTCTCATCTGGAGAATGTACCAACCAAAGCCATATAGAGAATTTATTATCTATGAGCCTAAGATGCGAAAGATTAGCGCACCAGATATTGAGGATCGTCTAGTTCATCATGCTTTGTGTAGGGTAGTGGAACCGCTGTTCGACCGTAGGTTTATTTTCAGTAACTTTGCCTGTAGGCGCGGAAAGGGTATGTTGGCAGCTTCAAAACGCGTCCAACACTACATACGACAACAGCCAGTGGGTCGAGACGTATATTACCTTCGGATGGATTTTCATAAGTACTTTCACAGCATTAGCCATGATGTAATCAAAAAGCTGATACGAAGGGTTATATCAGACGAATTTGCCCTGTGGCTGTTTGACATTATCATCGACTCGTATCCAACCGGACTTCCAATTGGATCTCTTACCAGCCAGCTTCTTGCAAATCTGGTAGGAGATGCGATTGACCATCATATTTGCGACCAGTGCGGATGCCGTTTCTATGCTCGCTATATGGATGACATCATTATAGTATCCACAGACTATGATCATCTACAATGCGTTTTTGCAGAAGCTCGGAGATATGCAGAGGACGTGTTGCACCTGGTACTCAATGAGGATAAATCTCATATCTCTATAGCTGAATACTGGTATACAGATTCAAAGGTGTTTGATGCGGGGATAGATTTTGCTGGGTATGGCATCCATCGGAGACACTTAGATCCGCGTAAGCGAAATGTTAGAGCTGCAAAGCGTAGATTCAAAAAGCTATCATGGCTTGTTTCAAAAGGTCTTATACCGGAAGAGAAGCTGCTGGCCTCTATCGAATCTTTTAAAGGCTATATGAAACATTGCCGGTGGACATCGGAGGCTTATCGTGCACTCAACGTGCCGAGGATATACGGAGGATTGCATGAAGATATCGCCTGACAAGTATATGCATTATGCGTGGTGCGTGACCATCGCATTGGGTGCCGGATTTATAACGTGGTGGCTCGGCCTCGCCGCCGCGATGATTATTGGCTTCTCTAAGGAGATCATTGACTCCCAAGAGAAGGGGAACCATTTCTGCTGGTGGGATCTGCTGGCCGACGCCATAGGAGCGGTGGTAGGGATCCTGCCTCATCTGTAGGAGGGCTGTGTTGAAAAAGAATCTTGCAAAGAACGTCACTATCATCTTATTGGTCGTGATGTTCGTCGTCGGGGCTGCGGGGAGTTTTGTTGCCACTTTTGAAATGGACGGATATGTGAAGCTCCTCAATGCCTACGCTCCGCTGTACATCTCTCTGATCGCATCGATTGGGGCGAACTCGGCGGTAAAAAAGGTGAAGGAGGCTAAGGATGTTTGAAACCATCCTGGCTGTCGCTGGCGGTGCGTTCGCACTGTTGCTCTTCCTGTTGAAAATCGAGAAGGGCAAGACTGCCAAGGAGAAAAAGGCACGCAAGGTCGCTGAGACCGAACGGGATACGCTGAGGGTCAGGACGGCTGTCCAGGAGACAGCGGACAAGATCAAGGATGACCTTGCTACAAAGCAAAAGCAGACCGGCAAGGAGAAAGAGGAGGTGATCCAATCTATTGAAGAGATTCCGGAAGAGAAGGAGGAAGAGCTCAGTGAAGATATCAAGAAGCTTGCTGCTGATCAGTCTGCTCGTGCTCGCGATCGTGCTAAGCGGTTGCAGAACGATCTCGACCCCACAAAGCGTTGAGCTTTCACTCCCTACACTCAATGCGTTCCGTCCTTCGCTCATGCCTGAGGGTTTG